TTCAGCAAGGTGGTGACCGTGCGCATTTCTTCCAAAGAGCCGTCCAACACAATATGCTTGAACACATCGTCAAGCGCCACCCTGCGGTCAGCATAACCAGACTTGGTGCTCAACAACTTGTCCACTCTGGACACGTCTTCAAACTGCTTTGCCAATTGCTCTCTGGCTTTGCGTGCCGCTTGATACAACTCACCGCCAGCACCCTCACCCATCTGGGTAATGATGTTTTTCATAGGCTTGGCGTTTGCCGAATCTTTGACTGTGCCAATTTGCTGGTAGATGTCTTCAAGAGCACGCACAGAAATTGCGCCAGTATTTTGTGGGTCATTCATTCTCAATGACTCAGCCACAGAATCCAAGATTGGGTCTAGCTTTTGGCGCTGTGTTGGCGTCTTGGTGTTAATGTAATCCAGCAAACTTTGATACGGCACTTGCTGCAATGTCTCGCCAGCGTTGTCGGCTCGGGCATATAACTGCTTGTACGCATCAAATTTCTTGGTGTACTCGTCGTTCAACGCCTTGTCTACGATTCGGCCCACAGCCCTCATTTGCGTTGGGTCGGCAACTTCTGCGCCGACTTCGTTAGTCATGCGCTCAAAGTTGCGAATAATGTCTTGCTTTTTACCAGCTTCAAATGCTCTGGCCTTTTCAGATAATTCAATTTTTACGTCTTCAGGAATGCCGGCAATGACGCCACGTTCAACTTCAGATTCAAACTGTTGTTTTTGCAAATTCTTTTCACGCTCACCGGCTTTAGCACGAATATTAAAGCGTTGCAAACGCTCTTGGCGCATCAGATCTTCTGCGGTAGTCGCAGCACCCATGCCTTGCATTTGCGGTTGCTGTGGCGTTGGCAATACTCGCGCCAAAGCGTTCTGCACGGGTGGCACAACTTGAGCAACCATTGGCCGAGCAGCCGCAGTGGTTTGCTGAAAAGCAGGGACAGCCAAAGCATTGAGGGTGGTGCCAACACTGCCAAGTGTCGGAGGCAATGCCGCCGTCAGAGGCTGCAAAAACTCACCAAATGCACCCAAAGCCTGTTGTGCAGTCTGTGTGCGGGGCTGATACTGAACAGCCTTCATGCCAGCTTCCATAGCCTTGCGGCCTTCTGGCGTGTTGATGCCTTTGCCGCTGGCAGCAAGTGAGATGCCACCCGCAATTGGAGAAATCAAACCGCCGGCCAAGGTGGCACCCAGTGCTAGCGGTGTTTCAATGATGCCGGCAACACGATCACGCATTGACACTTCTGGTGGCTTAACACCAGTCACCACATTTTCAGCGCCAGGAATTGCCGCAGCCGCGCCTAGCCCAATGGTCTTGTAAAAGTCCATCTTGGGAATCTGGCTGTAAAACTTCTGGTGCAGCGAGTCGGCCAGTTTTACATCTGGCACGGCATCGTACTGCGGATACGCTGCGCGAAATTCGGCGAGTGTTGCCATAATTAAAGTCCTGGTAAGCCCAACGGATTGTTTGCACTTGCACCGGGTATGCCACTTGTACCGACAGCACCGCCCATTTGCCTTGCACTCGGTCCAGCTTGAATTTCCATTGCCTTGATGGCAGTTCTACGCGCTTGTTGCTTTTGCGCAATCGTGGCAGCGTCATCACCAGGCTTAGGAAAGTAATTTTTCTCGGCAGTTGCAAATTCATTTGCACCAATTGCAGCGCCAGATTCTTTTCGCAAAATGGCCGTAATAAAGTTGATCCTTGCTTGAGCCACTTGTTGTTGCTCTGGGCTAAGACCACCCAAAATCCGAGGCAATGCGTTAAAGACGGAACCAGACGCATCTTCAAGTTTTTCACCAAGAAGTGGTGTAAGCCCAACAACCCCGCCAACAACATTCTTGATCAAGCCGGTATTTGTTTTTCCGGCGTTTTCCAATGGCTCCAAAATTGCATTGGCCTCTCTCATTCTCAGGCCGTAAGCCGTAGCGTTGCCTTGAGATTCTGTCAGCGCAGTGCCTTTGCCACGCAATGGTGTACCAGCCGCAGAAGCAACAGCCGCTGGCTGATCCAACACACTGGTCATGCCGGGGATGGCTTGTGTTGCTGGCGATGGCATACGTGGCCCAGGCATACCCGCACCAGGGGCCGCTGGAGCAGCCGCAGGCGTAGCGCCACCAATTGAAACAGGGAAAGCCTGCAAGGTGCGCTTGTTGACGCCAACAATTGAACCGTCTTCAGCTTCTTTCAATTCAAAGCCAGGATTGGCCTTCTCAAACGCAAATTTTTGCTGCGCCAAATTAAGTTGACCTTGCGACACACCCAACTGCTTTTGCGCGGTGAGTTCACCAATAGTCGGTGTCTTAGTAATGGCCGCACCAGCAATAGGCTGACCGTAACCCGGCATCATTGGGTTGTCTTGAATACTCAAAATCTGACCGCCTGCTTCTTGGCGTACAGTCTTGGGCAGCATCATTGGCAGCTTGTCTTTGGCGTCCAAGATGCCCATAATTTTTTCAACTCGATATTGTCGATATTGATCTGGGTTTAAATTTTGAACTCGTTGAATTTCTTCCGTAGCCGAACGCATGTCAAAGATGCCTTCTTTGACGCCTTTGGTTAATTCAGCAATTGCTGCTTCTGGAGTTGTGGCAGACCCCACAGCGTTCCATGCAAACTTCAACTTTTTGTCTTGCAAGTCAAATTGATTTTTATCAATCTCACCTTGTGTCTTTTTTTGCGCCAATTGAGCAGCAGTTGTTTCGGCTCTGGTTTTGATGATGGCAGGTATTTGTGATGCGCCGCCACCTTTTGAAAGTGAACCAATCAACTTGTTGTAGTCAATGTTCCCAGTGGGGTCAATAGAAGACGCATATGCTTCTGTCAATGCGTTTTGCACACCCTCGGCACGTTGCGCAGCACCAAGCTGAAACCGAGCCAGTTCTTGTGCTTGCTGACCGCCCTGGATTTGCTGAATCTGAGCGTACTCTGCCAACGCATTCCGAGGCTGGAACTCGGGCATACGAAATGACATTGCGATGTTGGGGTTAACGAGTGCCATGTTTAATCCTTATGGTGCATATCCAGTTGGACCTTGACCGCTGTAAGTATTGGCCCCAATCCCAGACGATGGTAAGCCACGGTTGCCAATAAGCTGGCCCAACAATGCGTTCTGATTTTGCTGCTGGTTGTAATTCATGTACGAACCCAAGCCTTGAGTCAACGCGCTGGCACCGCCCATGTAGCCAGATGCTCGGGCTTGGGCTGCTGCACCCATTGCTTGGCCTACATTGCCAGCCATTGTTTGCCCCGCTGCACCTAATTGCGCAGAAGTAGTTTGACCAACACCAGCCAAAGACTGTAATGGGTTTAAACGGGCGTTACGCTCGGTCTGGTAACGGTTGAATGCGTTTTGGTACTCCTGTGAACCAAGGTCTTGACCAAATCGTTGAATTCCTTTAAGCGTACCACCCGAAAGCAAACCACCCCGGGCAGCAGCGGATCGTTCCAAACCTTTCATGCCTTCGGACATGCGAAACGCATAGCCAGGGTCAGCTTGGAACTGCTGCATCCCAAAGGGTGTGTACTCGGACGCCAACGGAACCAGTTTGTTTAGCGCAGTGATACCAGCTTCACGAAACGGAGCGTTCAACTCAACGTTGCGCTCAAACTGCTCACGCTGCAAATCGGCAGCACGGTCGGCAGCACCGGCTTGAGCTTTAGCTGCCTTGTTGGCTGAGTAAGCGCCCAATAAAGCACTGCCTCCAATTGCGGTTGCTACGTATGTCATGGTGATACCCCTTGTGCCTGTAACTTAGACAATTCTGCCGTGGAAGAAATCAACCCCATCTCATCATAAGACGGCGAAATTACCTCTTCCTCAATTTTACTTAAGTCCGACTCGTTCTCAAACTCTGTGAGGTGAACCGTGGTCCATATCGTATCTTCTTCTGCGTAAACTGCCCGCTTTAAGCCTACTTCAGAAATAAACGTGCAAGGCGCTACAAAGTATTTTTCACCAAACTCAGTAAAGACTTTAACTTTTCCCTTGGAAATGATGTTCAAGTGTTGATGACGGTGAATTTTGCCAACGACAAATGAACCTTTGGGTAAAAATATCTCACGGGCGTAGGTGCTGCACCCGTACTTTTCGCTTTTGGGTGCAAAATAATGTTTGAGAGTGCATTCTTGCGCCAAAGACTCAACAGCGCCGCTGTCAATCATGGACTGCATTTCTGCTTGCGCAGCCAGAACCGTTTCGCGGAACCACACCTTTGATGGTGCGTTTACTGCGACTTCAAAACCTTTACCGTAAGTTACTCGCATCAGGTCACCTCACGCCCGCTGACGCGCATGTTGATGGCGCTGGCGGTTCCAGCGATTGTACTGATGAAGCTGCCAGGATTCAAAACCTGTCCGACCAACTCGGGGAACGTGTAGACCTCAGACGGCTGAAGCGTCTTGGTCTTGGTGATCAGGTTGCTGTTGCCAGGAGAGCCAGCAAGCGTAACCAAGTTGACCGAGATCGTGGCAGCACTGGCGCTGTAATTGGTCGCGGTGAACTTGTCAATGATCGTGGTTACGCCAGTTGCGGTGTACTGGGTTGTTTGGCTGTTTGCGACATCTTTTGATGGCACAAGGTTTTTGACGGTGACTGTCATTAGGGTTTCTCCTTATGTTGGCGCGGTAAACGCCGTAATTAAACCATCGGTGAACGTCAACGACCCGTCTGCGCCCAAAACCGTGATCTTTGCCAATGTGACAGAACCAGAAACACCCCCTGCACCTGAAAGCGCAGACGATGCAGGCACGTTTTCCCAGCGGGCCTGCACCGAGTCGTACTGGAGCAAATCACCATTGGCAAGCCCGGTAATCTCGACGTTGGAGTCGGTTGCACCCAAAGCCGAGCCGAATGTGGGTCGCACAAACAAGATGCCGTTGCTGGCCGCATGGACCACCGATGCCACGATGACTTTGGGGTTGGGGGCCGTAGGGACGTTTTTGGTCAGACCACCTGCAACAGCGGGGTTGTAATACAAAATCTGCCCGTCAACCCAAGCCTCTGCGCCGCCAGTGGTGTTGACTTTTTTAACCTCACCAAACCATGTGACGTAACCCCATCCATTGTTGGCGATGTTCTGGGTGGCAACACCCATAATGTATTCGCTCTGCGTTGAGGTCAACCCAGTGGCCGGTGCGCCACGCAGCCCACCAGAGGCACCCACGGTGCCCGTAAACATGACGACTTGACCCTTGGTGATAGTGGCGCTGGCCTTGACCCGGTAATAAGTTTCTTCACCAACGTGTTGGATGACCTCGCCGCTGTCCTCCATGACGATGTTGAGCGTCTTGATCGCATCGGCATCGTCCCAGTACACCGTGCCGTTGGCAAGCGGGCCAGTCGGAAACCCGTCAGGCGTGGTGTCAAATTGCAGCCACGGCACGTTGTCCTGCTGGAGCGCGGCCATCGTACCCAGTTCGTCACGGGGTAGCGTTTGCAACCCGTCAATTTGCTTTTGCAACTCGGCAATCTGGTCAAGCGCACTCTCCTGAGTCGGCTGCTTTTGAGCCGACTCAATGTCGATGACAACCTCGCCAAAGTCTTCCTGAGTGGGCATCGGTGGACCCAACTGCAAGTCGGTCAGCGATGCCGTGTTCTGGCCGCTGCCGGTCAACACAAACAGGTTCAGGAAAAACCTATACCACTCACGCGAGATGAGTCCGGTCTTCGGGTCCAGCAAAGGAACCCGAGGAGGCGTGATGTTGGTAAGTTGAGAAGTTGCCATTACGCTGTGGTCGGGCTAAGGATAAGTTCAGCGCCAGTGATGGCAATCTTCACGGGGTCAGTACCCGACAACTCGTAAACCCGGTCACGCAGCTTGAGCGTCATGCCCAAACGCCTCCAGAACGTGCGTTGCCCATAAGTGCCGATTCGGCCAATGGGTGCCCAGTGTTCGTTAGACCATGTGTGCCCACCGTCATCACTCCATCGCAACATGACTTGGGGGGTAATTGCTGCATCCGATGGTTGGAGAGAATTGGTTCCGGCAACTGCAATACTGGCAATTGCGATGTTAGCAATTGCCGAGTTATTGCGAACAGGATAAGCAATTCCATTCAACCCAACGCCAGCCTCGCAGTTAAGCTGAAGGCTGTGTTGCGCAGTTCGTTTAAAGTTGTTTTGACCCGTAGGCAGCGCTCGCCATGTGCGCAGCCACTTTTGAATCTGCCCGTTGTCCGAATAGTCTTCAAGGTCGAATGCGTAGATGTTGCCGTTTTGAAAGTCGCCAACAATGATCTCGTTGTTAAACGCCATCTGGCAGTTGCTGCGGTGCCGTGTAAAGTCACCGTTGTTAAACCCGGCTCTCTCGTGCCACGCCTGCGTCGCCACGTCATACACCCATGTGGTGTTGGCCGATGGAAAGATCAGCACATAAAAACTATGGCCGTCTTGTTGGTACGTGTACCCAAAAGCGTCGGTGATGTCGCTGTATTGTTGGATGTGCCACTCAACAGCGTGCGTTGAGATGCGGGTGCCCGTGTAGCCGTTGGCCCGGTAGACGATGCCCTTGCCACGGGCGTCAGAACCCAGCCAGAACACGCCGTTATCGAGTTTGGCAAGCGAGTAAGGGGATATGCAGCCAATCTCGTTAAAAGCGCCTTGGATGCGCTGTAATGGAAAGTCTGGGGTGCCTGCGTTGTACCAAACCTCGACCGAGTTGGTGCCCAGCACCCAGACCTCACGGTGGTCAACAATCAAACCAGTGACTTCATCGGGAGCACCTTCGGCGCTTGCAAAATCCAGCGGGTCCACGGACAGACCGTCCAGCAGACTGGTAACCCAAATTTTTTGACTGTTTGGCTCGTTGAACACGAAGTAGCCATCCAGATAACCCACGCTTACCGCACCAGGAAAGTCTGGGTCAGTGATCTGCTGGAACACGTTTGTTGTGTTGTTGTAGATGTAGCTTGGCCCGTTGGCTGCGATAAACAACTGAGTGCCGTTATCGGCAATGCTGACAGGGCCAGTGCCTACCACAGTACCCAGCAGTGTAGCCGTGTAGCTGCGGTTGATCTTGAACAACTGAGTGCCCGACACGACAAAAGCGGTGTTGCTGTCCGGCGCAAAATCCCACAGACCACGAATTGGACCAGTGCCGATTGTTGCCAGTCGGCGCAAACCTGGTGCGCGGTTTAAAAACGCAGGCTCTAGTCCACCCTCGGGGATGACTTCGGGGAACAGGTTGACCATGCGGGCATCCGCAGCGTTGACGCTGCGGGTGACGTAGGATGAACCGAGGATGGGCGTCTTCATGCTGTACCTATCCTTCGTAAGCCTTTGCCGGTAGTCCAAACAGTCTTACCGACACGCACGTTGATTGCAGAACCAAGATATTTTTCCAGCATCACGTTGTACACGCGACCCAAACGAATGCACAATTCGAATTTACGGGAACGAAATGTGAATTCCATGATCAGAAGTTACCGGCGTAGATGTTGAACCGCTGACGATTTGCCACCACAGCGTAGGGCAGACTCATCACATCATATGGGTTGTTGATGCGCTTGAGGTTACGCTTGCTTGTCATGGCGATGCGCTGCACCTGTGGGCTTGGCTCCACGCCAAACTCAGGGGCCATCTCCATTGCCAAGTTGTAGGCAAACGCCCGCATATAACCTGGTGGAAAGAACAACTCGGTCGCCAGTGTGGCAGGCTGCGTCAACTCTTGCACCGAGATGAAGTGCCACTCCAGCAACTGCGTTGGCCGAGGGTAGATGTACATCTCCACGTTGGGGAACGTGTTGTTGATGAAGATGACCTGCGGGAAGGTCGATGTCGAGGTCTTAACAGCGATGCCGTTGTACTGATCTTGGTTGATGATTTTGATGCCATACGACACGCCACTGGGGGCGCGGAAGTAGGTGCCATCATCAAGCTGGATTGGGCGGTTGCCCACCAAGTCACCAGTGGGGCCAAGG